GCCACCGGCGGTGACATGACGTTCACCCGCGGGTACGACCCGAAACGTGACGATGTGTGGCTGTCGCAGCTCAACGCGGCGATGGAGAAGGACGAGTGCCTGTACACCCCGGTGCAGACCCCGAAGACCCGGTCCGGTGCCGTGTACGGCAAGCCCCGGTCGTGGCCGAACATCCCGGTGAAGTCCCTGAAGTACCCGGAGGCCACGAACGGGGAGTCCGCTGATCCGGGTCAGGTGGAGATCGTGTTCGCGACCCGAGGCCCGGGCGCGTCCTGATGAAGCTCGGCGCGGCTGGTGGTTTCCCTGTCCCCCACCGGCCGCGTCGTCAACCTGAACACCCAGGGGCGGGGGCTCTCAATGACAGGAGAACCCATGAGCGACACGCAGACCATCGGCGGTTTCGACCGTGACCAGGAAGACCAGGACATCGCCCGCGAGAAGGTCGTGAACACTGGCGAGCCGAAGAAGCACGCTGGCTCGGTCCTCGACCAGTTGCGGGCGAAGTTCGCCGGCTTGGACGATCAGCGCACCCAGGTGTTCCGGCACACGCTGCGCAACGGCACCCCGATCTGGGTGGAGCTGGACACGGACATCACCGAGGACGAGGTGCAGTCCTACCGGGATCAGGCGAAGGTCGGGAACCGTGCGGCACGCCGCAACGGGCAGGCCGACTCGTCGAACGCCCTGTACGCGGCGGCGCTGATCAACGGGAAGAACACCCGCCTCTGGTTCGAGGACCCCCAGGCCGGCGGGGAACCGCTCACGGACCTCGACGGTGACCCGTTGACCGTGCACTCGAAGGAGTGGTTGGAGGCCCTGTCCCTGCCGGCGGATCAGCCTTTGGAGGGGCTCCGGGAGGTGTTCGGGGACCCGCGCCTGGTGTCGCTGTCCGGTGAGTACCAGGAGATCGCGATGGGTGACGGGGCGACCGCTGTGAACCCTACACGCGGGAGGTCTGGCGCCTGAGCGCGGACCCCCAGTTCCAAGCCGGGGTGCTGTCGTTCTGCCGCGTGTTCCGTGTGGACCCCGCCGAGTACTTCCTCGAGACGGACCCGGAGAAGCAGGTGGTGCGGGACGCCGCGGCGACTGTGATGTACGACCAGGTGCGCCGCGAACAGGCGGCGCAGAAGAACCAGTAGGAAGGCGGGGCCGGTGGCAACTGACAGGCTCACGTTCGTGGCCGAGCTGAAGGACAGGCTCACCGGCCCCGCGAAGAAGGCCGCGAAGGCGGTGGAGGACCTCGGGAAGGCCGCGGAGGAGTCCGCGAAGCGCACCGAGAAGGCGAACACCCGTGTGGAGCGTTCTGAGCAGAAGCGTGCCCGGGCGACGAAGGCCACGAACGAGCTCGCGGCGTCGTCGGCGAGACGTCGGGCTGCGGTGGAGGCGGAGTCCGCCCGCCGTGTGGTGGAAGCTCAGGGTCGTCGTGCCCGGGCGGCGGAGGCGGAGAAGCAGAAGACCGTTGAGGTCGTGGACGTCGTGGAGAAGTCCGAGGGGCGCCGCAGGCGGACCACGGACGCCACAGCCCGTGATGAGAAGCGCAAGCACGGTGAGCTGATCAACCGGCTCGGGGAGCAGGGTGACGCGTGGGCGGCGTGGCGGCAACGCAACAAGGCCGCAGCGGAGGGTACCCAGAAGTCGCACCGGAAGGCCGCGGACGCGTTCGATCAGCTCGCGGGCCGTACCACCACTGGGCTGAAGTCGATGTCGAAGACGATGGACCGTGTGGACCCGGGGCGTATGGCGTCCAGGTACGACACGGCCATGAACCGGATGTTGGGTCGTACCCGGTCCACGGCGACGAAGATGCAGTCCGCGTTGGAGGGTGTGACGTCCGCGTCTGGTGTGCAGGGCGCGACGATGGGCGCCGCGGCTGTGGGTGGCTTGTCGTTGGCGGGTGGTGTGAAGCGCATCAACGATGTGCAGCAGGCGAACGTGGTCATGGAGACCATGGGCTTGTCTGAGGGTGACCGGGCCAAGATGATGGGCCAGTTCAAGGGTCTCGCGCAGGACACCCCGTTCTCCACGGGCTCCGTCGCCGCCCTGGGGTCGGGGTTGATCTCCTCGGGGATGGACCAGTCGCAGGTGGAGGCCGCGTTGCAGGGCGCGATCGACACCGCCGCGATCGGTGGCACGTCTCTGGAGGACATGGCGCTGCCGTTGAAGCAGATCCAGGCCAAGGGCCGGCTGATGGGCAACGACCTGATGCAGCTCATGGACCGCAACATCCCGATGCTGGACTGGCTGGCGAAGACGAAGGGTGTGGACCGCTCTCAGGTGCAGGACATGGTCACTGCCGGGCAGATCAGCTCGGAGGACGTGTTCAGGGCGCTGGCAGAGAACTCTGAGGGCGGCGCGGAGAAGGCGTCGAAGACGCTGAAGGGCTCGTGGACGAACCTCTTGTCGTCGATGTCGCAGGCTGGTGAGGCGTTCCTGACGCCAATGGTGGAGCCGCTCACGGAGCTCTTCCAGCACGGCAAGGAGACTCTGACGGCCCTGCAGCCCCTGTTCAAGGTGCTGGGCATGATCGGTGGGGTGCTGGTGGATGTGCTCACCCCTGTCCTGCCGGTCCTGATCCCGTTGCTGATCGCCGCTGGTGGTGCGCTGCTGGGTCTCATGGTCGCCGCGAAGGTCGCTGGGGCGGTGAAGACCTTGGCGGTCGCCGCTGACTTCTTGGGCGCCCGGTTCGGCCGTCGTGGAGGTGGCGGCGCGACCGGCGCCGTGGGCCTGTTCACCGAGTTCCTGGGTGGGATGCGGGACGGCGCGAAGGACGCGTACTCCCAGCGGGGGCTCGGGGGGCTCAACGCCACCTTGGATGCATCCACGAAGAAGATGGACCGGGCGAAGGCCGCATCGAAGGGGCTGGCGGGGAAGATCGGAGGTATCGGTGGTGGGGCCTTGCACGCCGCGGGCGCTGTGGGTGCTGCAGCTGGTGTCGCCGGGATCGCCGGGCAGGTCATCAACACCGCCGACCCCATCAACGGGATGGACGCCGCGAAGCTCGACAACGCGTCCGGTGCGGGCAGTAACGCCGCGATCGACGAGCAGATGCGGAACGCGGACTGGGCGAACGGCAACGAGGGCTTCTGGGGGCGCCTGAACCACGGCACCCTGTCTGGGATCAACAACGCGGGTGACGCCGCGAACTACCTGACCTCCATGGGCGGGGGCCGAAAGTTCACCGAGGGCGTCAACGCGGCATTCGGTGTGAACACTGCCGCGTCCCAAGCGAAAGCGGACTTCGCGGCGTGGGACGCGAAGCTCGCGCAACTCGTGCAGTCCGGGGACACGGTCACCGCCGGCAACCAGTTCAACCAGCTGGTGTTCCAAGCGGAGGCGAAGGGCTCCACCCAAGAAGACGTCATGGGGTTGTTCCCGCAGTACAAGCAGGCCGTGTACGACAAGCTCGGGTCTGGTGGCCGGCAGGTCGATGACGCCATGGCGTTGCAGGCGATGCGCTCCGACCGGGGGTTCCGGCGCGGCGGGTACACGGGCAACGGTGCCGTGGGCGCCCCGGCGGGTGTGGTCCACGGCCAGGAGTACGTGTTCGATGCGGCGACGACGGCCCGGATCGGGGTGGACAACCTGCGGGCGATGCACCACGGCGCGCCAGTGTCGAACTCCACGGCCACACATTTCTCCCCCACGATCAACATCACCGCTGGCGCCGGGGCCAACGGCGCGGAGATCCGCGCTCACGTCGATCAGGCGTTGCGGGAAGCGGAACGCCGTCAACGGAACACGCACGGAACAAGGTCGAAGGTGGGTGCACGCTGATGCCAGCCGTGAACGTGGTGCGCACATCATGGGGGAAGAACACGTCGGCGGGGTGCATGGGTATTCAGGTGGACGGGAACCCCCAGGTGTACACCCTGTACACGACACCCCCTGCCGGGGTGTACGGGGCGCCGGTCGCTGACGTGCAGACCACGGACCGTCCCGGGATGAAGGCCCTCACGTCCCCGAAGGGTGAGGGGCTGAAGTCGTACTCGTTCGAGCATCACGTGTTCCACCCGAACCCGACGGGGAACATCGAGAACGAGCTGCGGGCCCTGCGCAACGTCGCCTCCGAAGGCAAGAAGGTCCACTTCTACAACGTGTCGAGCCTGGCCACGGACACCTGGTACTGGGTGCAGGAGTGCCGGATCACGGAGGAGGAGAAGGGCGCGGGGCACAAGGCGCGTGCGGCCACCGTGGCGTGGACGCTGATCGAGGCGACGAAAACGAACCCGGTGGACTGGACGAAGACAGCGTTCAAGGAGCAGCCGCCGATCAAGATCGAGGCGAACGGACCGGAGCAGGCGACAACGGCGACGGAGCCGGTGAAGAACGACAAGGAGGCCGGGGCGCCGGCTGGGACTGAGACGGGGACGGTGACCCCGGACCCGAAGGTGGGCCCGAAGGTCGGTGACGTGGTCATCGGGAAGCCGATGCCGTGATGCGTGTGGATGGAGTGTGGTCGTGGTGAGTGTGCGCCGTGAGGTGGTGTGGGACGAGTCGATGACGTGGTGGCGTCTCGCGGAACGGTACCTGGGTGATGGTGCGTTGTGGCCTGCGGTGTGGCGTGCGAACGCCCATGTGTGCCCGGTGGATGTGCTGGTGGGTGCGGTGCTGGTGATTCCTTCTCCGGCGCCGGCGGAGGGTCTCTGATGACGTTCCGGCCGCACAACATGACGTTCCGCACGTCGAAAGCCACCTGGGGTGATCTGGGGTCACGGGTGGTGGGCGTGGAGTACTCCATGTCCACCGCGTCGTCGGTGAGCCTGACGGTGACGATCGAGGACGAACAGGGTGGGACGTTCGAGCGGATGCCGGGCCTGTGGGAGGACGGCCTGGAGCTCATGTACGGGTACACGGTGGGCACCGTGCAGGCCGTGGAGTCCGGTGGGTCCGCGGACACCTCGAGCGTGACCTTGCACGCGATCAGTCAGGGTGTCGCGGAGCTCAACGGTGGTGGGGTGGACCCGTCGTATTCGCAGACGAAGAACGTGCCCGGGTGGGTGGATGCCACGGTCGGGAACCTGCGGTCGAACTGGGTGAAGGTCATCGACCCGAACCTGTCGGACAAGACCGTGGAGTCCACGGGTGACTCCGGGGAGGGAACGGACGACAAGACCACGGCGTGGGACATGATCACGGAGACCGCGAAGAAGTGCGGGGCGTGGACGTGGTTCAACGACGGGGTGTTCTTCTTCGGGAAGCCGTCGTGGCTGGTGGACACGGGGTTGCAGTCGGAGTGGCGGGTCACGTGGGATTCGTGGGAGCGGCACACGCAGGCGCTGGTGAAGAAACCGCACCGGGTGTTGGACTTCTCGAAGAAGCTCTGGGAGGGCCGTGAGGAGCTCACCCTGGTGTTCCAGGATCCGGAGGAGATGATCACCGGGGACCGCCTGGCGCGCAACATCCGCCCCGGGCACCGGCTCACGTACACGGGTAAGGCCGCCCCGGCGGATGACCTGTGGATCGTCACGGAGGTGCAGTTGCCGTTCGTGAACACGGACCCGGTGACGGTGACGTGCTGGCGGCCTATCGACCCCCCGGAGATCGTGGACGCCAACGGGGCGTCCGGTGGGGGCTCCGCGGGGGTCCCGACGGGCCCGATTGGTGCCGGCGGGTGGGACGGTGAGCAGCTCGAGAACGCCGCGGAGATCGTGAAGGAGGGGCAGCGCAGGAAGCTCCCGAACACGGCCCTGGTGTTGGCTGTGCAGTGCGCGATGGGCGAGTCCACGCTGATCAACGTGGGCCATGGTGACGAAGGTCAGGGTGTCACCAACCCTGACGGCACACCCACGTCTTCGGTGGGGCTGTTCCAGCAACAGGAGTGGTGGGGGTCTCGCACGGACCGTATGACCCCGTCGAAGTCCGCGGGACTGTTCTACGACGCCCTGGTGAAGACTGATTACGAGGGCGCGAACGATGCGGGGTCGGCGTCTCGGGCGATCAACCGGGTGCAGGGCAACCAGAATCCCATGCATTACGCGGAGTTCTGGGAGGACGCGAAGCTCGTGGTGGAGGCGTGCATCCGTGCCGGTGAGTCCTCGAAGGGTGGGGGTGATGGGAAGCCGCCGTCGGGGCCGTTGGGTGACCGGATGCGCCGGTCGATCGACAACATGACGGGCCGGTACATCGACGTGGATGGGGCGTTCGGGGCGCAGTGCGCGGACGTGGGCATGCAGTACGCCACGGATGTGTTCGGGATCGGGATGGTCAGCGGAAACGGCACGGACTATTGGCGGAACGCGGCGCTGATGCCGCATTGTGACGCGGTCCCCGTGAGCCAGCCCCCGAGGTACGGGGACATTGTGTCGTGGTCGGGGTCGTATGGGGCGTACACGAACGGCGGGTACGGGCACATCGCGATCTACATCTCGGGTGACCCTGCCTCGGGGTCGTGCATGTTCTTGTCGCAGAACCCTGGGGCGGCGCGGGTGATGCCGTTGTCCACGTCGGGGATCCAGGGGTGGATGCGACCGAAGGGCTGATGTCGGTGGTGTGTGGTGTGGTGGACAGTGAGACGGGAGGGTGCGGGATGTTGAGAGCTACGGTGCGGCGGGTGCACGCCTTGGGGGACGTGTCGGTCACGATCGACGGCTTGTACGGGTCGGAGAGTCTGATCCGCATGCCGTGCCG